TGATTATTGACTTTCATCACAAGAAAAAGGGGTGCGTGATGTTCGACTCAACGATCGCCGATAAACTCGGCATCGCTGAGCGAACGGTGATTCGCCGTCGCCAAGAGCTCGAAGAAGCTGGGTATATCCGAGAAGTAAACGGCCGAAACCGCCGTGAACTGCTTCCTACCGCACCGGACAGCAGTGTCATTTCGGATGACACTGGTGACGAAGCGGGTGACACACATGACGAGAGAGGTGACACCAGTGTCAGGTGGGGAGGTGACACTGGTGTCACAGACAGAGAAATAGATAATCCCGAGGGTACGAGGGAGAGCGCGCCCGCGCGAGGGGGAGCTTCTCGTGTTGAGGTCGACCCTCGAAGCGAGCCCCCGGAAGAGGTGTTCTCTGCCTTGATTGACATTTGGCGATCCGTCTCGACGGCTCCACCTCTGAACGCTCGCCTTGAAAAGGTGCTGATCGGATGGGCGAAAGACGGGAAGATCCCAGACTTAGATCTCTTTCGGCAGGTCTTAGAGCGGGAGGCGGCCAACACCACCGCGAAGGGAAGTGGCCTCAGCCCCGGAATCCTGCTTCGGGAGTATCGCGATCAGCTCCAAAGCGGAAAGCTAGAGCCGTGGCAGCAGGAGGATGAGCACTGGACCGTCAACGAGGAGGGCAAGGTCTGCTTCAAGGGCGTTCCGGTTGAGGAGACCGGCCCTCAAAACCTCGCCAAGCAAAGCAAAGACGGGGCGCCCGGCCCGGCCCCGGAGCTATCCGCCCATGGCTAGGGCAGGTTCCCGCTGCTCACTTTGCGGCGTCCGGATGAGCGAGGAAGGCGCGACAGGGTACTGCTCGGAGCGGTGCCTGATGTGGGATTTTTTCGGCGCGCCTGCCCTGAAGAAAACGGACCTCGTGAAGGAAATGCGCGCCAACCAGAACGGCGATCCGCGGACCGAGCCGGTCCGGGCCTATCCGGGCCTTCTGACTGAGCAGCAGGAGCAAACGCTAGCGCAGGTGATCGGCCGGCTCAAAATTGTTTGCGACGAGATCAGAAGCGATGAGTGACATCGATGAGTGACGACACGACTGACATAGCAACGACTGACGTAGCACGCCGCTTGCTCGCGGCCCTTTACCACAACCCTCAGCACATCGGCCGGGTGGCCGCCGAAGATCCGACGATGCCCGACGCGACCACGGATCGGCTCTGGGACGTGATGACGGAGGTTCACGACGCAGGATCGCTCGACACGGCCCGCGTGTCGGCTCTTGTCTCTGGCCTAAACGGGGACGGCGCTGGTGCGGGATGTCTCTTAGGCGACATCCGCCACCACGAAACGCTTGGGGCCGTGGAGGCCGCGCGCTACGGCCACGATGGGGCCCAGCTCGAAGAGTGGGGCCGGCAGCTCGCAGAGCACGGCGCCAAGGAGCGGCTGGCAACGCGTCTCGGGGCGCTTGTCCGCCGGATTGAAGAGTCGGGACCCGATTTGAGTCTAGAGGAGATTCAGGCCGGACTCATCGAAGAGATCCAGGGCACCATCGGGGAGGCGGCCACGGATGGGCTACGGCACGTCTCTGATTTTGTCGACGGCGCCCTGGAGGACACCCGCAAATGGGAAGACGGGGAGGTCGCGAGTTTCGTGCGGACCGGGTTTTACTCCCTCGACGAGAAAATCACGGGCGTGCCGGTCGGGGAGCTGACGATCTTTGCGGCTCACAGCGGGGCCGGAAAGACAAGCTGGCTGATTCAGCTTCTTCGCCAGGTGGCCCTTCAGTCTTCGGATCAGGCCGTGTGTTTTTTCTCAATCGAGATGCCGGCAACGAAGATTCTGCACCGAGCCGCGGCGGCCTGCAGCGGCCACGAACTGAGCGTGGTGCGCGAGCATCCTGAATCGCTTGTTCGTGGGACGCCCCGCGCTGAGCGGCATCGACAGGCGCTTCGCGCCCTTGAAGACCTTCCGTTGTACATCGACGACGATCCGGAGCCGACCGTATCGCAAATTTACAGCCGCGTGATGCAGGTACAGGCGCGTCACGACGTGACTCTCATTGGCGTCGACTACGACGAGAAGGTCGACCCCGAGGCCGCCCCGCAGAACGAGGAGCAGCGCGTCGGCGCGATCTCGAAAGGACTGAAGGTGATCGCCAAAGAGCTGGATGCCGCTTGTGTGGCACTTTCTCAATACAACTCCTCCCCCTCCAGTCAAATCCGACCGGGCACCGACGATGATCTTCGCTACAGCCGCAAGAAGAAGCACGAGGCCCATACGACCCTACACTGGTACTGGCCTGCCTACTGGCTTCGAAGCGGGATCGTCGATCTGGAAAGCGGTGACGAGGCGCCCGATCACTACAACCCAGAGCGCGAGGAGCTTGGCCGCCTCTACGTCGGAAAAGGCCGCGAGGGGGGGTTGGGGTGGGTCCCCTTGGAGTTTCATGCCGAGCACACCCGCTTTGTCGACCCGAACGACCCTGAAAATAAGACCGAGCCCGCTAATGCAGAAGCATTTTAGAACTGCAAATCGGCGAAGATCGAGGCGAAGCAACGCCAGAACGAGGACCCCAGCCAACGCCTGCTCGAGAAGCACGCCGAGCTCGAACAGTCGCTGAAAAACGCGGGCGTGACTCCGTCCTTTCTCCTCAAAACCGCCACGAAGCCATGAGCAATCCGATGAGCTATACGATCAGCCATCCAAGCGAGCCGCACCACCCCACCTGGCAAGCTCCCGAGCAGACTTGCCCTGAATGCGGATCTACGGTTGTGCCCGACGGCCGGCTGCGGTGGTGCACCAACACAGACTGCGACTGGGTGACAGGCCCCGAGGGCTACGCCAAGGTGGACGCTCCCGCCGACAGCGCCGCCGACAGCGCCGAGCACGGAATTGAAAAGTCCGAGCGCTACGAGGCGCACGGGCTTCCGGAGACGGTGGCCGTCACCCGCGCCGACGAGGAGCGTGAGGTATTTCTTTTGGAGATTGCCCATAAGGGCATCGACTATGAGATGACTCGTGATCAGGCCCGCGCCCTGAAGGAGTGCCTTCGCCTTGCCTTGGATCAACACCATTGACAGCCATGAGCACCTACACAATGTCCGACGTTCGGGAGGCCGATCGCCTTTGGGACGAGATGCCGCGGAAGGAGGTCGCCGACCAAATGGGCGTGGCCGCGTCGACGCTTTGGCGGTGGTGCAGATGGAGGGCCCGAACCTTCGTGAAGTCGAATGAGCCTCTTGACTTAGCTACTATGTCGTACCGCGATGTACCCTTGAGTGAACGGAAGCGGGCCGCCCGTCTCTACGGCGCGGGACTCTCTTCTCGAGAGGTGTCCGAGCTGATGGGTGGGCGCCCCGCCCCGCAGACCGTGCTCCACTACGCGGACCTGTACGGCGAGGGGCGCCGCGGTCAGGCTGAGGCTCGAGAGGCTGCTGCCTGGACCGACGACAAGATCCAGCGCGCGAAGGACATTGGCTGGATGTACGTGAAGCTCCGATCGGTGCGCAAAGTCACAGATCGCGTGGGGCTGTGTCGCCAAACGGTGATGAAGTATCTGAAGAGCAAGCACAACCCGTTTCCGTACCCACTCGGCAAAAACGAAGAGCTGAGCAAAGGCCAACGAATCAGTGCAGCGCGCAACTACTGACTCGAACCCAAATCATGACAGTCACAGCAGGAGCTACACACAGCAGGAGGTGGCTGATGAAATGCACATCGCCACCTCGACGGTGTGCAGCTACCTTCGGCAGTATCGGAATGGTACGCTTTAGCGCTAAGCAATTCGATGAGCGATTCGACGAGTACAACCCAGCACACCATCTGGTGACCCGGCGGGGTTTGCCCGGCGTGCGGTTCGCTGGTCGTTACCACCGGGCGCCGGGCGTGGTGCACGCAGGCCGGCTGCGACTGGACTGATCCACATGCCAACGACCCGACAAAAAACGACAGCCCCATGCCCCTGACTTCAGCAGAACGCGCCTACGCCGCCGCCTATCAGACTAGCCTCGCCCAAGACACCGGCGAGCCGAGCCCCGGTGCCTTCAGGATCACCGAAGGCCAGGCCGAGATGGTGCAGAGCCGCGTCGAGAAGGGCACCGTCGACTACGACGAGCTGCCCGAAATGCTCCAGCCTCCCGAACTCGACACCGAGTAGCCATGCCTGATATGCCTGACCCCTACGCGGAAATCGGTGGCGTGACGCTCTACTGCGCCGACTGCCGGGACATTTTGCCACAGCTGAGCGCCGACACGGTCGTCACTGACCCGGTGTGGCCGGGTGCTGAAATGCCACTGAAGGGCCGAAGCGACCCCGAGCGCCTTCTCCGGTCTGCGCTCCAGCAAATGACGCCTGAAGCCAAGCGCTGCGCCATTCAGCTCGGCTGCGACACCGATCCGCGGTTCCTAAACGCGGTGCCGGAGTGGTGGGACTTCTTTCGCGTCGCGTGGCTGAGCTACGCAAAACCTGCACCCAAGGGCCGGCTCCTCCAGGGTGCAGATGTGGCCTATCTCTACGGAAAGCCCCCTCCCTCCAGAGATGGGCAGCATCTTATTTCAGGAGAAGTCAAAGAAAGCGGCGCCCAAGGGAAAGAGCGCGATCACCCCACCCCTCGCAAGCTCCATCATGTCGAGTGGCTCGTCAAGTGGTGGTCCGCGCTGGGCGACACGATCGTCGACCCGTTTGCGGGAAGCGGCACCACGGGACTCGCCGCGATGCGGTGGGACCGCAACTGCGTTTTGATTGAGATCAAGGAGAAGCACTGCGAGACGGCCGCCCGCGCGCTGGAGCAAGAAGCGAAACAGCCAACCTTCGCCTATGCCTGAGCAAATCGTGAAGACCCACATTGAGAGCGGCCACGCCCGCGAAGTGGCCCAAACCGTCGTCGCGCAGTACCAGTCTGTCCGCGACGCAAGCGCCTCGGTCGAAGACGCACAGGTAGACGCCCTCTACGCCCGCTACGAGTGGGGGCGGGCGCTGTGTAACGCCGTTACAGACATCGAGGCGACGCAGACCGATTTCTGCAAGGAGGTCGCCAAGCGGATCGACAAGTCCGCCAGCTACGTCCATCACCACCTTCGGTTCGCGAAGGCATGCGCGGAGGAGCACTCCGACTTTTCCCCGCCCGTGGCGGGCTACGTCGCCGAGTGCCACGACTTGGGCCGGAAGCTCACGTGGAGCGCGGCGATCCGGTGGATGTCGTCGTCAACCGGTCAGGAGACCGACGAAGACAGCGAAGAGGTCCACCACGCGATGAAAGA